CTATCTGAATTAAAACAAACCCTTCGTTTATGTACAGATAAGATTATGGAAGCTCAAGCACCTGTTGATCTTATTGAAGCGTTAAATGGAGTATTTAAACAATCACTAGGCATAACTTGGAACGAGGAAGTACCAAAACTAGAACATAAAAAATAAAAAATAACAGGGTGCGACATAATGTCGCACCCTGTTAAGTGCATGTGGGCGGGTCCCACCCAGGAAAAAAAGAAAATAAAAATGTTTTTGATACTTGACTTATTTACCACAATATCCTATATTAAAAATAGAAAGGAAAAAACTATGACAAAATACACAAACATAACACTAATGCCAAACGACGAGGGAAAAAACCTTTACAGAAAAACTACTTTTTTTACTGTAATTGTTGAACAAGATATCCTCGCTTATGATAAGGACCAGGCCGATTCAATTTTATTAGATAATGGTGGAATTGATTATAATAAAATTAATTCATCGATTACTCATGAAAATGGAGGAGTTGAGACTAGACACGTTGATGCTAACTTTCTCAACAGTGATCCTATAAAATACTTAGGCAAGGTTGAATACAGTCAAGACGAGGAGGACTTTGTCATCAATGATTATGCTGATGAAAAGCCAACATACAAACCTAGACAATTAGATCTACCATTTGGAGAGGTTGCCTAATGGGAGTTTTATTTAAACAAAAAATGTCCGAGCTCCTTGGTCAAGGATTAAATAAGAAAGAAGCAAGGAACAAGGTTCTTAATTGGTTCATAAACACATCAACGTGTCGTTGTTGTGATTGTACAATCAAGCCGTCAGAGTTCTCTTGGAAAGATAGAACCTACTGCAACGATTGTATGAGTTAGTATAGTCATAGAATGGGGTGCGACAATCTTGTCCACCCCATTGCCTTAATGTTGCCACAATGTTATAATATCCTACAATCATTAACGAAAGGATATGACTATGAAAAAAGAAATAATGAATTTTAAAAACTTTAAAATGAATGACGAAGTTTATCAATTAAGACGAAAAGTAATTAATATGATTTATGAAGTTAAAAATAAAATTAAATCATTACCAAGAATAGATGTAAGAATTGGTACACACAGTTGCGATAAAATTTTAGCAGTTGCTAAATTAAAAAAGAATATTATTTGGGTCACTGAAGATGCAATTAAACAAGGTGAAGACCAATTAAGAAATACAGTTTATCATGAATTGGTCCACGCAGTGACTGGCTTTGGTCACGATGAGAAGTGTCCACTAATGGAATCAAAAGCAAATCACACTCTTAACAAACAAGAATGCATGGAGGCGTTAATGAAGTACATTAAATAAGTCAATGTGACAAAGTGTCGCACCTCTTAAAAACCAGGATGCGACATAGTGTCGCACCTAGAGAAGAGCATGTGGGCGGGTCCCACCCATAGAGGTACCAAGCCAAACCCAAAAGTCGAAGTTTCATTTAGGGGGGAGGGGTACAAAACAAAAAAAGGGATCCTAAGTATTACCCTTTAGTGTTTGATTTAGATATAGATTCCTGATAAAAACTTTTTGGTACCATAATTAAACATTATGCTTAGTTTAGAAAAAATAAATCAAATAGCTGATCCAAAAGTTAGAAGGCAATTAAAACTAGATATTTTAACTAGCATCAAAAGAAAAACACAATCTAAATATCGGTCTGATTTTTTATCCTTTGTAAAATATACTTGGCCTGAATTCATAGAGGGGTACCATCATAAAAAAATTGCAAATGCTTTCAATAGAATCCTATCAGGTGAATGTAAAAGATTAATTATTAATATGCCACCTAGGCATACTAAATCTGAATTTGCGTCTTATTTTTTACCTGCTTGGATGATTGGGAATAGACCTGACTTAAAAATAATTCAAGCTACCCACACTGCAGAGCTTGCAATAAGATTTGGACGAAAAGCAAAAACATTAATTGATTCACAAGAGTATCAAGATTTATTTAAAACAAGATTAAGAGAAGATTCAAAAGCTGCAGGTCGTTGGGAAACAAATGGTGGTGGAGAATACTTTGCTGTCGGTGTCCAAGGTGCGGTGACCGGGAGGGGTGCTGATTTATTAATCATCGACGATCCACATTCTGAACAAGATGTAAATTCTCCAACTGCATTTGATAATGCATATGAGTGGTATACATCAGGTCCACGTCAACGTCTTCAACCTGGTGGAGCAATCGTTGTCGTAATGACAAGATGGAGTACAAAAGATTTAACAGCTCAATTAGTTAATGCAGGAGCAAAGGAAGAAAAAGCTGATCAATGGGAAGTAATAGAATTTCCTGCCATTATGCCATCAGGTGATCCTGTGTGGCCTGAGTATTGGAAGTTAGAAGAATTAGAAAAAGTAAAAGCATCAGCAGGTATTGCAAAATGGAATGCACAGTATATGCAAAACCCAACTGCAGAAGAAGGTGCATTATTAAAACGAGAGTGGTGGAAAAATTGGACTAAGGATCATTTACCTCCTTTGCTTCACGTCATTCAAAGTTATGATACAGCTTTTCTTAAAAAAGAAACCGCAGACTATTCTGCAATTACAACTTGGGGAATCTTTGCAGAGAACGAAGGTGATCCTCAACATATAATTTTACTAGATGCTTTAAAAGAGAGATTAGAATTTCCTGAACTTAGAAGAGTTGCAAAAGAACAATATGATTATTGGCAACCTGAAACAGTTTTAGTGGAAGCAAAAGCATCAGGCCTTCCATTAACATACGAACTCAGACAGATGGGGATACCAGTCGTTAATTTTTCTCCCTCTAAAGGTAACGACAAACACAGCCGTGTAAATTCTGTAGCCCCACTGTTTGAGTCCGGTATGGTTTGGGCTCCTTTGGACAAGTCATTTGCTCAAGAAGTAGTAGAAGAATGTGCCTCATTTCCATATGGAGATCACGACGATTTAGTAGATTCGACTACCCAAGCATTAATGAGATTCAGACAAGGAGGCTTGATTATTCACCCAGAAGACTATAAAGATGATATTCTTCCTCGAAAAAAACGAAGTTATTATTGGTAGTAAATGGTAAAAACAAAATTAACTAGAACAGTTCCACCAAAGTCAGGTCCTCAACCTCAAGGCTTGAATATTAAATATAATACTGTTAAAACTATAGGACAGGAGAAAACTAATGGCCGAAATCGACAAAGCACTTCCAAACGAAGTTAGAAAAGATATTGAAATTGAAGGACCAGAAAAATCCTTTGAAGAAGAAGTTTCCATTCAGGAAGAAATTCCTAACATAGGAGAAACAGAAATTACACCACTAGAAGATGGTGGAGTAGAAATTAATTTTGAACCAGGAGCCATGAACCAGGCTCAAACTGTCGGTCATTATGACAACCTAGCAGAGTTATTACCAGAGGATATATTAGTGCCTCTTGGTTCAGAATTATTTCAAAACTATTCAGACTATAAAGCTTCCCGTCAAGATTGGGAAAAGGCATACGTTCAAGGCTTAGATCTTCTAGGATTTAAGTACGAACAAAAAACAGAACCATTCCAAGGAGCAAGCGGTGCAACACATCCTGTTCTAGCAGAAGCGGTTACTCAATTCCAAGCCTTGGCTTATAAAGAATTGCTCCCGGCTCAAGGACCTGTAAGAACTCAAATCGTAGGATTGAATTCTCCTGAGAGAGAACAACAAGCTAATCGAGTAAAAGAATTTATGAATTATCAAATTATGGATCAAATGCCTGAGTATGAACCAGAGTTTGATCAAATGTTATTTTACCTGCCGCTATCAGGATCAGCATTTAAAAAAGTTTATTATGATGATCTTTTAGGACGAGCTGTTTCTAAGTTCGTACCTGCAGATGACTTAATCGTTCCGTACACGGCTACCTCATTAGACGATGCGGAAGCGATTATGCATCGAATTAAAATTTCTGAAAATGATTTAAGAAAACAACAAGTAGGTGGATTCTATAGAGACATTGAACTTACACCTGGTTATGACAATGAAACTGATTTAGATAAAAAAGAAAATGAATTAGAAGGAATGAAAAAGACAGGTAGAAACGAAGATGTCTTTACCTTGCTTGAATGTCATGTTAATTTAGATCTAGAGGGTTTTGAAGATCGAGGTCCCACTGGGGAAGTAACTGGCATAAAATTGCCTTACATTGTAACGATAGAACAAAACTCTCGTTCAATACTATCCATTAGAAGGAACTATGAAATAGGAGATCCTTTAAGAAAGAAAGTACAATACTTCGTACACTTTAAATTTTTACCTGGTTTAGGTTTTTATGGTTTTGGATTAATTCACATGATTGGTGGATTATCTAGAACTGC